AAAAAAAAAAGGGGGGGTTGGTGTACCCCCCCCCCCGTTTTGGTTATTGCTTTATAATCTCGCACAACATAAATTCCGTGCGGTTGTCAACCGCCGTGGTTGTTCCGTTGATAATGTTTCTTTCTTGCATAACTTAAATTTTTGAAATTGCATAAACTAAAGCACTCCCCAATGAATTGTCAATATAATCTCCATCTCTCGGGTGCGCATAATCTGCTGACCATTGTCGGGTTGCTAATTTTACTTTTATAGCTGTTCCGGTTAATGGTATATTCTGTTTCCATTTTATCGCAAAATTTCTTTTTTTATAAATTCGTGGGTAATAGTTATTGGTTCCAACCCAATTTAATTCACTTCCCGTTTTATCCTCAATTGTAGTGTACCATCCGGTTATTGGATAACAATCTTTTCCATATACATTTTTATTGTTTACCCAAACTTCTATACCTTCCCAATGTCCTACGCCGTCAATAGCGAACGTTATTGTATCGTTTCCATCAGCTACAAAGTCAAAATCCCTTGAATGAATCGAATTTTCGCAATAATCCCTTGCATATTTCCACGCATCAACGAAATATACGGTTCCATCGAATTTTTCTGCAATCCATTGTTGTATATATGTATATTCTGCGGTATCTCTGGTCCACATATCAACATAATAAATATTGAATAGACATATTTTGCATTTCGGAACCATCTTTTTTATGTTACTTATTAGTAACTCCATTTGTTGCATATATTGTTCTATTGAACGAATTGAAATTTCCTGCCCTACCAAATCATCAATGGTTTCTATACAAATAAACTCATTCAAATGCAATGGTTCTGCCCATGTTATTTGACCTTGAACATTATCAACGGTTTCAATTCTACGGGTCTGTACTTGGCGCAAATCTCCGGTATAAGTTCCAATTCGGACAAAATCCCCTTTGGCAACGTCCGAACCAATTATTTCATCGGCTTTAAGACTGCGTGTTGTTATCTCTTTTATTATTCCAATATTTTTTGTTACGTTATATGTATCACTTTCTTCAACATATTCAATTTCGCCTACTTCTAACATCGGGAATTGTTTCAATTCATCTAATGTTATTCCATTGTAAACACGCTTTATCTTTCGTGGATAATTTGCCCAATCATCATTTCCCGTAAGTCCTATTGTTACAACATCGGGACTGAAATAATCAGCAATATTCCAATACGCCCTATTGATATATGAACCACTATTGAAAATTGCCGATGTCCAACCTCCTATTCCTGCGTTCATAACATTATGGAAAACGGAACTCGCAAAATTAAATACAAAATACGGGTTATTTCCACCCTCTATTTTTAGGGTTATTTCTCTTTCTACATCTGAATCAAACCAAAATTTATAAAATGATTTTTCATTAATCAAACGAAAATCCAAACCGGAACTAATATTTGCCGGGTTTGTTGGGTCGTATGAAATTGTTCCATCCCCGTATGGACTTTCATTTTCTCCACTCTCTGTTTCTCCAACGGTTGATTTAACAAAACAAATTGTTTCCCCGTAATTGTAAGATACATCAATTACCGCCCCCGCTGTTGGTGCTTCCTTGAAATACAATGTATGTATAACGTTTCCATTATCATCTAACGAACGTATAACAAGACAATCAACACCAACCGGGAACGTTCCGCCGTACCCTTGCGTATTTAATATAATATTCTTGGAAACTCCATTTACCTTTAGAACATGGGAATATGTAAAGCAACGTTTTAGGTTGAATTTTATTTTCTCCCCATCTCCGGAAAATTGTTCTGTATCGCTTCCTATTGTTGTGTTGTGGTTTGTAAATTCAGCAACTTTTGTATCTCCATCATATAAACCTATTAAAGCATAATCATACGTTCTTTCTATCACTTGGCAAATATTTAATTCACTTCCTTTGTGCTTAAACTTAATTTCCGCACCTACTCCGGATATTTTTATGGCTTTTCCATCCATAAATTTAACGTCGTTTGTCTGTACTTCGCCATTTGTCGTTTCAACGTCATTATATGCTGTATATTTTCCGGAACTTTTATACAACCAATCAATTGGCTTTTTTAGATACGAATAAAACAAAAATCCATCGCCCCACACATTTGACGACCCCGCAAAAACAACATTTTTTTGTTGCATCGGCATTATATATGTATTTTCCTTTTGCAATTCTGATATATCCGTTTCTATTTTATGCAATCTATCGTTCAACAGTTCATTCCATGTTCGCAATAGATTGAATACAATTTTATTATTTATTCTTGTGCCGTATAAAAATTCTGTTCCTGCAAAAACCGAATAATCTATTAATACCCTAATTCTTAACCCTGCCATTTCTCCGGACGAAACCGTAACATCAAATTCATGTTCTTGATAGTCGCATAGGACCTTAGGCGCAATTAATATTGACGCTATGTCCCAATTGTTTGTTTCATTGTATATCCTTTTGTTTGCGAAATATACTAACTGCCCAAAAGAACCACCCGTTGTTTCTGTTTGTGCGGCAAAAGTTCTAACAAAAATATCATCGTTTTTTATTGCCTCCGGTACGTCATAAAAACCTATATTTTTAATTGCAGAAATAATTTTCCTTTCCGCTTCACTATAATTGTCATCCGGATTTTTTAAGAAGTTCAATCCACTATTACCGTATATATCGGTTTTCAGTCCGGAAACGTCTGTTTTAAGTGCATCAACATCGGTTTTCAGTCCGGAAACGTCTGTTTTAAGTGCATCAACATCGGTTTTCAGTCCGGAAACGTCTGAATATTCAGAAAAGTTTGTGTATCTATCATTAATTTTCGATTTTATCTCTCCGGTGCCGGCATCAGATATATAAATTGTCTCACTATCCGGAACCTGCGAAACATCTATTGTTATATAGTATTGTTTGCCGTCTATTTTATATAAAAATGGGGCATTGAAATTTACATTAGTCAACAAATCACCTCTTTGCCAAACTTGGTCTTTCTCCCATGCAAAACCAATTCTATTCCCAAAAGATGAATGTCCTTTTATAAAAGAAAAAAGTCCTAATCTTAAACTTTTATCAAATCCGGCAATATTTAACCCTCCAACTTTTTCAAAGAAAAGAGTATTTTCTGCTTTTACGACTGAATTTTGAAAGTCAAACCAATCCGGATAAACATTTATTGATTTATTTGTAAGAACATTTAGCCTATAAACACGCCAAATATTATTGTCCGTATATATTATAGCCAATTCATTTGGATTTACTTGTATATTGCCAAAGTTTACATAAATACCATCTATTGTAGTCAAATAGAATACATTTGCATCGGGTGTTCCGGGATTTGTGCCGGGTATGGCTATTCCTGCAAATGTCGCATTTTCTCCAATTACAGATACAATACTTTTTAATACATTTTGAAGTATTGCCCCGGTAATTTCTTGATTGCCATTTGTTTTTATAACATCCGCAATCGCTTGTTTTAATTCTTGATAATTCGCCATAACTAATTAATTTAATCGTTATTAAAATCATTATTGTAATCGCTGTTAAAATCGCCAATATTTGCCCCTAAATATCCACGACCTATTTTTTTAACGACGGTTGCTGTCTGAAATTCTATTTCCACACTCGCCAAATCTCCCTGCGTCTGCCATTTTGGGGTAATTAGAAACGTATCGCAATCGTATTCCCTGCCGTATTTATCCGTTATGTGTATATAATCAGCCATACGAATAAAACGCATAACATCGCATAAGTATTCCGGTGCCAATATAGTACATTTGAACGTCTTTACCGAAATTTGTTTTTCCGGGAAAAAATAACCGTCCCTTTCCTCGCCGTCCTCTTCAAATTCATAATCCGGTTTTCCTAACTCGGTACAAAGATATAACATGTTTTTGAATGTCGGATTTTTATAAACTATTTGTCCGGCGTCAAACACTAAATTTTCAATGTCCCACCAATCAATTTTCAAATAACCGGAAACGTCCTGCACAACCGTAAACATTTCAGAATACCACGTTTGAACGCCATCAGATAACCGCAAATAATAAATTCCGTCAAACTGATTTAACGGCATGGGTAATATTGCCGGGTATAATATTACATCATATCCCAACGACTTAAACCGGACAACTTGCAATCCGGTTTCCCTCATGTATGTTGTTATATTTGCAATTTGTTTTCCGGTTTTATCATATAGAATAACAGACGTAACAGAATTTGAACGGGTATTTCTTATTATCTGAAACGGCAATAATCTATCAGCCGGTGCGAACAATGGGTATATTTGCCCGTATGCGTAACTTTTACGGTGGTTCTGCTGCTCTATTGACGTGTACCACGGCAATACGCTTATATTGTTATTCTGTATCATATTTCAACGTTGCTTTAATGTTTCGACTACACAAATTTACGCTTAATTTATCAACTTGACCGTTACCGATATACGTTTTTATTAGTTGCATCGGGTTTGGGTCGTCATTTGCCGGAAAACTAAACGTTTGTTTCTTCTTTCTCTCAATACCGTATGCGTAAACCTCGGAACCGTTTATTGATACACGACGGGCGGGTAAATCATATAACCAATACGGGGATTGCAGATTGATAAACGCCAAATATCCGTTTTGCAAAAAGTATTCGACCCCGTTAATAGTTTGGCGGGTAAATGGTAATATCCATTGCGACCCGGACGTTGGCGGAACGGCGGCAAACAAGGCGAACCCGTCCGAACTCATATTGCCGGGGTTTAACAACATCATATCAATATCGGACGTAAAGTTTGATATATTAATTTCCTCAACCTTTCCGGGCGTTACATACTTGCTTATTACTTGTATCGGCAACCCTTCAAATGCCGCCGTAACGTCGTCCATCCATTCAAATTGGTAACGTTCCGGCAAATCGACCTTATCAAACGAATATTCCGACGTGTTGAACGCCCACGGTTTCCCGTTGCGCAAATTCAATTCCTTTGTAAAATCGTGGCTTAATATAGCCCCGCCGGAATAGGAACCGCCATTGCGGAAATATTGGATATGTTCGATTTTAAATTTGCCGTCCTCAATGAACCAATAACATTTAAAACAATCCCGTAACATATTGGTAAATTGTTGTAAGGTCGTCGGGGCTTTTTGTGCGGGTTGCTGATATTCCCCGTTTATAATATTGGTTTTCTGTGATACAAGCAAACGGAAATTCAACCCGGATATTGGGTTGTTACCGCTGTATAAAAATTGACTGTATTCCGCCGTGGCTGCGTGTGTTATACCCGGTGCAATCTGATTGAGCAAAACGGATATACAAGACGCAACCGGGAACGCATCCCGCAAAGTATATGCTTTTCGTGCTTTTTTCTCTAATATCCAATCCATCAAATAAAACCCAAACCATAACGACGCATAACGCCACGTTGACCGGGCTATTGGATAAAACGTTTGCCCGTATATGGAATAAGGCGGCGCAAAATACTTTCCGTTGTCCGCTAATCCCCACTCGGTCGGGGTATCTGAAAAGTTGTTTGAAATAAACGCCACGTCGATTGCGTAACCAATCGCACGCCTATAATTACGGTTATTATCAACTATATCATCGGCGGGCAATGGATATGTATTAAGGTCGTCGATTTTCTCCACGTCGCACAAATACCGGGCGTATATATTATAACTTTTCATATCGGCGTGCATTGTTCCGGTTGCCCCGGAACCCTCGACGGCGGTTAAATCAAACTCCAACGTATCAAACGGGGACGTTGTAACCTTTTGATAACGGAACATTGCCACATCGTCCGATTGTCGGCGTATCTCAACCAATGCAACCCCAAACGGCACGCCGTCAATTCGTTGTTGTGAAATATAGATATAATAACTAACATTCAATTCCGGGTATAATTTCCCCTCGAATGCGTCCGCACTTGCACCCGTTGCCATTCGTCCGGTATAAAGCCCGGATATTACCGCCTGGGAACCGTTGGACGTAATTTGTATTTCTTTCAATATATTGCACAAAGCAAAATGATAGGTTTGTACTAATGCGTTTTGGTCGGTCGTGGCGTTTGCGTCTTGTTCCCAATTCGTACCGCCCAAAAAACAAGAAACAACACTATTCCCCGGAACGTATATTTGAATTAATGGACGCTTGTTTATCGTTATCCGTTGGATTGTCGGGGCTAACGTTATTAAATTGTATTCCTTTTCCAATCCCGCCAACACGTCGTTATAATCGTCGATTGCGTCCGGTTGCACAACAACCTTTTTATCGTAATCGGTAAACGTGCAATCGGTTTTCATAAACTTGCCTTGAAAGTATTGGAACCATGTACGCCCGCCGTCGTCGCTCTTTTCAATGCAATACAAAAATTCATTGTCGAACGATTGACGGTTTATATAGTCGTAATCATCCCGGACAAAGGTAATTTTGCCGGATAATTTGGCACGATAAAACCGTTGGTTGGTTTCTAATTCGTACTCCTTTGCCAAATCGTCCTTATAAATCGGATGCACGGTTTGACCTTGTAAGACGTTCGGGGCGTCCAACGTTCCCAATCTCAACCATGCCGTCCCGTTGGCGTAATGCGCTTTGATTACATTAAACCGGATATATGCGGCATTGCTTGGTATGTCAAATTCCGTATTTGTGGCGGACGGGTCGCTCCCCCAACCGCCGATAATCTTTTTATTGCTATCGTAAAATGCGCCCCCGGATTGCGTGGTGAAATTCTGAAACAATTTGCGGGGGTACACATTCCCAACCGGGACAAAAGTACGGGTATAATAGAACTTTGTACTATTCCCGTTTATGTTCCCGGTTATGTGACTTATCGCCCCGTTCGCTAAAAACGCATTTACAAATGAATGTCTATAAATCGGGTTCATATCAATTTTTAATTTTACGTGTCAAATTCTTGTAAACCTCAATAACATTGCCGTTGCCATCGACGTAACGACGGCGGCGGTTTTGTTCCTTAATCTCCCTTACATCGTCTTTTAAATCCCGCAAATCCGGTGCGTTATCTTGTTGAACCGTTACATTTACGCCGTCGGTATTGTAGGCATTAAGGTACTTTTGGGGGAATGTTCCCCGGTTCAAACTATTTATTACGTCCGGGATTAAACGACGGAAACGGCGGGAATTACGTTTATTGATAACGGCGAAAAATTCCCCGCCCTCGGCACGCCTCCGGGTTCCATCCGGTTTGGTTCCTAAATCCACGTCGTCCCCGGATTGGTGGGAACCGCCCGCCAACAATTCAACCGTACCGTCCCCGTAACTTTCCGAACCCTCGGCGGCTTTACTCATTTGTGCGGCTTTAATTTTGGCGGCGGCAAATGAAGCCCACATAACAGCGATTGCCGGGATTGCGAACGGGAACCCCAATTGCGACCAAATCAAAGCGGACGCCGTTACAAGGTTTCCGATTTGTTGGATTGTCTGTATTGCCTGTTGTGCCTTTTGCGCTTTCTGTTGTTCTTTCAACGCCTTTTCTTGGTTCCGCTTTGCCAAATCCAACTCCTTTTGTGCCATAACCACGTTTGAGGCATAACCGTTCGCCCGTGCTTCCCTTTCGGCGTCCAACGTGCGTTGTGCGCTTTCAACCTCTTTGTCGGCGGCATTTACGGCGGCTTCGGCGGCTTGCAATTTCGCATCTAAAAATACCTGTAATTGCTCCATTGCAAAGGATACGGACGTACTTATTGCCTCCTTTTGGTCGTCGTCCAAATTAAGCCCAAACAAACCGTAAATGTCTGTTCCTCGTTCCTCTCCTTTTGACTGCTCAATTTCTTGGTCAATCTTTTTTATTGTGTTTTGAATTGTTTGTACTTCAACATCTGACAATTTATTGGCTGCTTGCTCGTTCAATTCTAATACCTTTTGCAAACGTTCCTTTTCTGCCTGCAAACGGAATTGGGTTTTCCGGGCTTCTGAATTTCTTAATAAATCAAATTCAGATTGCGCCAACGCTTGTTGTTGGTCAAACATCATTAATTGCGTTTGCAAATATTCGTCGGCAATTGCGCTTCCCTTAACGTCAAATCCGGCATTAATTACCCCGGCGTCCTGCTGTTGTCCGGTCGGCTTTTGCTCATTCTGCAACAATGCTGTTTGTCTTTCATTCTCTAACAACTGCATACGCAATTGTCGTTCCTGCTCGCTTCCCTGCTTAACCGCTTGCAAACGTAATTCAATGCTTTCTTTCTGCAATGCCAATTCTTGCAACTGCCGTTCTTGCTCTATTTTCAACAACGCCTCTGTCTGCTGTTGTTCTAACGCCGTAATTGTTGCGTTTATCGCCTGCCGTCCGGTTTCGTTCAAATCCTTTTCGGTCTGTAATTGGTGTTGCAAATCCTCAATCTGTCGGGAATACTGATATTGCGTTTGCTGCCTACGCTTTGCCCATTCGTCGGTTTCCAACTGCAATTGTGCATCCTGCAATTTCCGGGTTGCCTCCAAATTCTTTTTATAAGCCGCTTCAATTTGCTTTGCTTGTTGTTCTGCCGCCTTTTCCGCATCGCTTTTACCCCTTGGCGTTACGGTTGGGTTCTGTGTCGTTACGGGCTTATTGTCTGTTTGTGGCGTCGGGGTATCTCCAACAGAAACCGGGATTGTTAACGGTTTTATTTTCTTTTGCATACCCTCCAAACCCTCTTGGAAATTTTCTGTTATGTCTTTAACTTGGGCTTTAACCAAATTTCCGTACGCTGCCGCATAATCTGCCAATCCTTTTTTTACGTCGTCAAAATCTAACGTAAACGCCCCCTTTAATGCGGTTCCGGTTGCTTTGACTATATCAATAAAGAATCCAAACAAATTTCCCAACGTATCAAATGTTGTTTTGAATCCGGCAACAATCCCATTCCAAATTGCACGTATCAAAACACTTTCATTGTATAACTCAATCAAGTAATTGACAACATCAATAACCCCTTTTATTATCGCCGTCAATCCTTGGTTAACAAAAACTTTTGCCTGCGTTGTCAACGTTTCAAAATTTCCTCCGGTTGCGTCAAACAACCCGGATAATGCGTTTTGCAACTCAATTTGGCTTTGCAATTGTTCCTCCTGCAATTGCGCCAAAACTCCGGCTTTCCCTTTTACTTCATCCATGTTTGTTGAAATATCTTTCAACGTGCGCAAATACTGCAATCCGGCGTCCTCTCCGGGACCCCCGAATATATCTGCAATTGCAGCCCCGACCGTTGCCGCATTATCCGGCAATTCTGCCAATTTTGCGGAAACGTCTTGTATAACATCGAACGTTGTTTTGGTTCCGGTCTGCAAATCTTTTTGAACTTGTTCCGACGAAATACCGATACCGTCCAAAGCCGCCGCCGTCGCCGTCGTCATTTCACGCAAACGCAAATTTGCCTCCTTAATTGCGTCAACGCCTTTGTCCGAAAAGATACCCATTTTGTTTGTTTGGGCTACAATCGCAACAAATTGGTCTGCTGATATTCCAGCCTCTTTGAAATATGCCGGGTATTCTTTCAACGTGTCTAAAAATTCCCTGTTCGCATCGGCTCCGGACAAAAAACCATCCTTAACCAACTGCAATGCCTCATTTGCAGAAATACCAAATTGTTTTGATAATGCGTTTGTTGCAATCAATGTTTCCCGGAAATCTGCGCCGAACGAATCTGCGACGGCTTGCACCTCATTTCTAAACGTTTTCAAATCATCGCCACTTTTCCCGGTAAATTGTTGCGTCAATCTCGTTGCCTCAACTAACCCGGCGTTATAATCGTACCACCATTTAAACGCCGCACCCGCCGCCGCAATTCCGGCAATCGCCAAAAAAACCGGGTTTGAAAGTAATCCCAACAAAGTTTTTCCCAATGCTTTTGCCCCGTCGCCAATAGCTGTAAAAACGGCTTTACTTTCAGCCCCGCCACGTCCTAACGCCAAAAGACTTTCGCCAAATGCGCTATTTAAACCTAACGTTTCTTTTAATTTGTCGCCATACGCAATAATTGCGTCGGACGCCTCCGTATAATTTCCGACGTTCAATTGAAATTTCCCGGTTGCTTCCTGCAAACGTTTCATTTCTTCGTATATTTCTTTGGTTTGTGCAACCAATTTTCGCCCCTCCTCGGTGTTTTCCCGTTCGGCTTTAGTCATGTTGTTTAAATAAATCTTATTCAATGAATATTGCGCCGATAAACGGTTATAACTACCCTCGGCGGATTGATTTATTTTCACAATCAGTTTATTAATTTGGTTGGCTTCCTGCTGTGCCAATTTTAACTCGGCTAACTTTTTGGCGTTCTCACTTTCCGCAAACGCCAAATCACGTTGCGCACGTGCCAAACGTTCCGCATCGTCTGCGGCTTTCTTGGTTGTGTTCCTGCCGTCCTCGGTTGCCCCGGAAACCTTTTGCAGAACCGCCGCCAACTGAATTGCTTCCGCCCTAATATTTTTCAACGCATTTGTATATGCGTCTGAAAGTTCATCCAATTGCTTTATCAAATCAGTAATCGAATTATCGGGGCTTACCAAATCAGAATATTTAATTGGGTTGTTGTTATCTGCCATATATCCGACTATTTGTTTTTGTTATTTTCGGGCAATTTGCCCTACAATCAATTTTCTTTTCTCAAATGTATAATTTATCGTCTGAAAAATAAAACACCTTAAATCGCCTTATTTTGGCTTTTTCTGCTTGCTTTTTTCGCTTGCTCCTTAATGTATTCAAATGCGTTGTAATATTCCAAAACGGTAAACGATTTTGGGTTTACGTGCAAATGTTGGGACAACATCAAACACATATTTTCAAACTGCTTGTCGTATTGTATTTCCACGCTATCCGACCCGCTAAACGATTTGGGTTTTGTATAAGTCAACAACAACGTCGTAATATGGTCTATTTCTTCCCGTTTGTCGCTTTCGTCCCCCTTTATTATCGCATCCAACATTAACATCGTGCGTTGCTTCAATTGGTCGTAATACTCTTTAACCGTGGCGTCGTCGAATAGTTTAGGAAAATACAATTGCAATTCTTCATCTATTTTTTTTTTGACCGCTTCCAATTGGGCGGTCAACTCGGCGTTCGGCGCATCGGCGAATAAATCCAATACCTTTTGCAAACCGTCCGCCGTCATATCGTTGTATTCGGTTCCGTCCACGGACTTAACCAAACAGGCAAACGCCAAATACTTTGGCGATATGGCGGATTGGACGAAATAAACGTTTTGCCGCAAATTATCCAATTCCTTTTCCGCCAAATCCGGCTTTTCCTTTCGGATAAACCGGATTGCCTTTTCAATATGCGCATCCCAATCGTTCAAATCCGACCCAACCCCGGCGTCGATAAGCAACATTTTGTTATATGCGTGAAATCGCAAAATCGGCAATTCGTCGATACTGTCGTACAACACAACCGCCCGTTCCCCTATCTTTGTCGTTTTCATAAGAGTATGCGGGTTATGACTGTTGAACAAAACGGAACCAATAACAATGCCGGGTTCCCGGTGCATATAGCAAACAGGACGGACAAAACGACCCCGGCCCACCATGATAAGCAAAAGCCGCAATTGAACATCTTAACAAAAAAGTCGTTGCCGTGAACTTGGACGTACTCAATAACGCCCCACTTTTTTAACAGGGTCAACAGGAACGCCGCCACGGTTGCCACGACCAAAACCCAAATAATGAAAGTTACCATATCGTTAAATGTTACAAGGTTGATTAACTGACAATACACCCTCAAAGCGAAAACCGCCGAACGGGTGCATTAAAAATTGATTATCTATTTCGTCCAACGTAAACCCACGGTACACGTTTTCCGCCAACTCATAAATCCGGTTTATTACAATCGTCCCGTCTTTCAGCCAAAAACCGCCATTTAGGACGGTCAATATTTCGTTCTTCAATGCCTCGGTATTCCGGTTGTTGAGTTGACCGGGGTAAACCTTGCGCAAATCGAACCAAACAATAAGGGAAAACGGGGCTTTAATCTCGCTTTGCTCTTTGGGAACCCAACCGACCGTTTGCGGGTCGTCTATCCAAAAGAACGAAAAATTGCCAATATTGGCATCCGGGGAAACGTCGATATAATCATTGTCGCCTCTCCATTCCGTCCCGCCCGCATATACGTTCGGGGTATAATAGCGTTTGCCCTGTATCACTTTGGCGATACGTTGCGCCCGCCCAAATGCGACGTCCAACCAATCGACGTTATCCATTAACCCGGTTTGTATGTTCCCCAAAAGCCGGTCGATTAAAACCGGGTTGGGAATTATAGGGGTTGTTCTCTTATTCGTTGCCATATAATACGTTTTTTGCTTTCTTCATTAAGTCCGGGAATATATATTGCCAAATCAACGCCGCAATATTTTCGTCCGTCAATCCCAATATTTGCCGCCCGTACTTTTTTATTAAGTCCTCCGTTTTGAAATCCGACGCTTTTATTTCAAACTGTTTGTCGCCGACTTCCAAAAAAAACGACGCTTCAAAATCCCCGGTATCCCGTAACGTTACCCGGTTTGTCGGTTGTCCCTTTTCCTCCTTTATGGCTATCGTCAACGGCGAATACGGGGCGTAATCCATAATATCCACGCCCAAACGGTTAATACCTTGTTCAAACAATTGTTCCTCGGCATTCATATCAACAATATAGGCGTCATTGTCCCAAATGATTTGTTGAATGTATGCGCCGGACGATAACCCGTTGTTGAACGTGGCAACCCGGTTGCGTAAATCCTGTATTGACTTTAACCCCGCCATAATCTTACGTTGTCCGGTATTTTACACCGTGGTTATTACAAGTAAGGCAAATACGGTCGATACCCTGCGTATCCAACCGCAACGCCTCGTATGCTTTTTTAAGGTCATAACCCAAACCGCCGGGGCGACCCTCAACGTTGCCGTCCAATTCGTAAAGAATTTCCAACCGGGTTGCGTTTACTTGGTTCCGGTTTACCTTAACATCGGGGTTCATTGCCAACGTGCGCAACATGATTGCGGCGACCTGTCGTTGGATAACCGTTTGGAAAATCTGCCTTTCCTTAATGATAAAATCCGTTAGGTCGCAACCAACGGTTATTTCGCAATTCAACCCGTAATTCTGCGTATTGGTGTACATCGTCAACGCAATATCCCACAACTCCGGGTATTCGTCGAATGTTTCCGGGGCGTTCATCATAAACGGGGATACCTGTAAATACTTGGTTATTTCCCGCCAACGCTCCAAATCAACGTAACCCGTACACGTCCCGCACGGCTCCCGGCTCCAATCCTTTGTCATGTTAATTGCCTGCATCCCGGCGGGCAAATCGTTTTGGTTGTAACAAAGGAACCACGACCCCCCGGCGTTGTTTCCGGTACTGATATACGGCAAATAACAATCTTTCAACGGGAACCATTGAAAACCGCCGTTTGTCTGCGTAAAATTCAAATCAAACGTCTTTATCGGGTCAATTTGGGACGAATGGAAAAGATACATACGAACAACCCCGGTTGCGCCCGTCATTTGCAACCCGATTTGTTCGATTTTCATTGTTACGCCCATAGAACGAACCGGGACAATTTCAAACCCGACTAATTTATGATTATTCGGCAACGTCGCCCGGATACGTCCCGCACCGTCAAAGAACGTGCGCCGTTCCAATAGGTTCTTTGTTTCCTTATCCAATCCCTTTATTTGCGTGAATGTTTGTACCATTTGCGCAATACCGTTACGGGTCAATCGCTCCAAATAATCGGAAATGAAATTGTACGGTTGCCAATATGGGTTGCCGTAATCGTCGTTGTAATCGTCGTTAAAATCGCTTTCGGTCGGTTCATTGTTTTGGTTGTCCCGTGCGGCAATCCAAACTTTGTTGTTGTGGCGAACCTTTGCCCCGGCTTTGTATTCCCTTATCATATTCCAAACCGGATATTGAAAAACGAAATCATCCGGGACGATTGCCCGGACATTATCCAAAGTCACAAGGGGGTGCGCACCTTGAAACGTCAAACCGCTTTCCGTCTGCGTTAAATTGTCGTCTATCGCCTTTGCCGGGTCGTATGATTGTTCCCACCCGACGACGTGCAATAATGCGTCCTGTATTTCTTTTAATCGGTACATCTGCGTTTGAAATAAATAAGGGGGCGGGGATAACCACCCCGTCCCCTCGGTTTAACAATTCGTTATGCTCCGGCGTTATGCGCCACCTCCGGCGGGAAATTCCCCGGCGTTGGTTACATATACAGGCATACCCAACGGTTCGTTTGGATTGCGGGCGGCAATCTCGGCTTTGATAATCGGGTTTGCCACAGTATCCTGGTTGCTGTTGTAAGCAACCATATACGCCACGTCAACGGAAAATCCGAAATACTCCTTAACGGCGCACGTCAAATCGGCGGTTGCGGTGCCCATGATTGCGGACTGGTCGCCAACGGCGGTGTAATAGTGCGAACCAACGGGCAAATCAATGTACGGCAAACGTACAACGTCCCATTCGTGGAAATTCGCACGGGTGCGGCGCAATGCCTCACGGTCAACACGTGTAAGGATACCAACATTACCGTCAGCAACGGCAAACATGGTTCCCATTTTGCCCTCTTCGTCGGTTACATTGTTCGTGTAATGTAAAACCTTATTGTCGTACTCCATTCTCTTGTTTACGTCGTTGTAAACGCCATGTTGTGCAAGTTTACGTATAAGGCTATCAACCCCGGCGTTGGCGATAAGGTGGATATATTCCGGGTAACAGTTAGCCCGCATAATCGGGTTAATATCGCCCAAAATCTCGGTCGCCATTTGGGTTGGAACCTGTACCACATTGCCCGACTTCGTGTAATTAAGCAACGTTTTGAACACCTGTGTTTTGTTTGCCTCCAATGCGGCAACGGCTCCGACGTCCAATTTGTCCGCCAAAGCCCGGCACGTCTTTTCCATTTTGCGCAAAAAGTCGTGTTCATAGGAAATTTCGTTGTTCATGTAGGCGGCGGGAACCATTGTAAAGCCAATGGCATAAGTCGCCCAAACAACCGTTACCAATGCGGACGTATTTTCATCGTCAGCGATAACGCACGAACGGACATTGCTAACCTGTACATCGCCGTCGTAATTGATAACGGGTACTTGTACCGTGTTACCAATGGACGCAAACGCACGGTCACGCAAATTGGGGTTAATGATTGAGGACGGGGCGTTGGTTTGCTCAATGAAAAAATCCAATGCGCCATACTCACACGGGCGGGTCATATTACGGTCTAATTCCGGGTTTTCAATCCGCCAATTTTGCAATCTTGTTGCTACTAATGACATAATGTTAAAAATTTAATTGTTATTAAATGCGGGTTTACCCTTTACCCGTGATTGTTTACTTTTCCGGCAATGCGGCAATATTGTTGTCCTGCCATGCCTGTTTCATTGCGGCGTCGAACTTTTCGGAACCCGCCGTTAAACCCTGCGCCATAAGGTTTGCGGCGATTGCTTCGTAAGCCTCGACACGGGTTTTTGCGCCCGTTATGTCAATGGTTGTTCCGCCCCCACCGCCGGAACCGCCCGCCGGGGGAACCGTTCCGCCGCCTCCGGCTTGACCTTGTTCTTTTTTGCCGTCCTTTTCAGCGATAACGCCTAAGTTCACACGAACCAGCGGGCGCACGTCGCCGATTAAAGTGCCGTCCATTTTGGCGATCAAAATCGTGTCATGCGAGGCGCCGACGGAAGTCGTCACTTGAGTGACGAAAGAAGACCGGCTGCGGGCGTGTTTATCTAAGGACTGAAGAAGTTTGATCTTGGCGTCCGTGTCTGCCGCTTCAATCGGATCAACAGCACGGTAAAGAACTTTCGGACCGTCCTTAGGTGTGACATTGACTGTAATTTGATTGTTAGTAGCCTGCGCAATAGCTCGTACGGTTCTGACCGCCTCAAATAAAGAATCACGGGAGATTTCTTCTGAGTAGGCGAGAGCCGATTTCTCACCGCAGACGGCCCGAACGCCAACGCCCATGTCTGTGTTGTAATGGCCCGTCTTAACGATGCTTTCTTCAAGCACATAGCCTTCTGAAACAGAGCGCTGAAAGTAGAAATCAGCGTAGTCAATGTTGTAACCGCTGAAAAGCGCAAAGGCGTCCTGAATGTCTTTTTCAGAAAGACCGTTGCGGTAGAGAAGGGTTTCGATAGCGGCAGAAGTGTTGTTATTCATATTTCACGCGATTATTCAGGGCAGGCAAAAGTGCTCTGACCTGACGGAGGAAAGCCGGATCGACGTCAGTGAAGCAAACGCCCGTTTCATGCCCGTTAAGAGATCCGACAACGGTCCCCCATGGGTCGACGGCACAGGAGTGTCCCCAGAAAGCTCGGCCGCAGGAAGAGCGTCCCGCTTGAGCTGCGGCTACCACATAACTAAGGTTTTCTATCGCACGGGCACGAAGAAGAACTTCCCAATGGGCCTTCCCCGTATTAGTTGTAAAAGCGGCAGGGAGCAGAAAACAGTCGACGCCGGTTTGACGACGAAAAAGCTGCGGGAAACGCAGGTCATAGCAAACGGCGAGGCCGATATGAATGTCTAGGCCGTTTTCTAGCGGATAGTTAAAAGAAACCGTCTTATGGCCCCCGACGTAAAGTTCGGACTCGTCGTAACGCTCCTGCTGGCCCTCATACGAAAATAGATGAATCTTGTCGTACCTTGCGGCTTCCTGGCCGAATGCGTCATACACCAGCATGGTGTTGGTGACGCGGTGTTCATCATCGGATTGAAGAGGAATCGTACCGGCGGCAACCCAAATGCCTAATGATTTAGCGAGGCCGGCCATGATCTTCTGTACCGGGCCGTCCTGATAGCGTTCGGCTGCATGAAGAACATCTTTCGGATCATTGCTCATGATCGTAAACATTTCCGGAAGCAGAGCGAGGTTGGCCCCTTCCCGGGCGGCTTTACGAATGAGAGATTCGGCGATCTGGAGATTGGCCCCGAGATCCGGTCCGGATGTCATCTGGCAGGTGGCAATACGTAACATGGTTCTTAACGTTTAATCTTGGAAACGACCGGATCTGACCAAGTGCCGGTCACTTGATATTCGAAGGAGAAAAGCTTACTCAAGGGATCTTTGAAAATCAATTGGGCCAGGAAACTGCCGATGCCGACGATCGGGTTTGCAACCGCGAGAGCCACAGACGCTCCTGCCGCATTGATGTCTGGCAGAACCAATAGGTGCAGATTCTCCGTTTCTTTCTGAGTGTTGACGTTGCCGTTAATAACAACGGTCGCGCTCCCTCCGATCATCGTCAGATCTTTGATGTTCATGAGGCCGTCTTCCAGCACCGCGTTGCCGCGGATGGTAGAGAAGTTGAAGCCAGAGGAGTAGAAGTCTCGGAAGTCAAGGGTCAGGTAGCGTGTTAAAGACTGCAGTGTCAGCAGAGACAATAGTTTGGCAGCCGGGCCCGGTTGGATCTTGAGAATTTCGCCTCTCTTCAGATCGATATTCAGTTCTCCGTCGAAGCTCTCGGTGTTAAAGCCGAGGGGAGTGCCGACCCAGGATAAATTACCGTTGATCGAACCGTTGCCGGACTTGACCAGATTCTGCATATCCAGGCGATTCAGCAGGGTGCCGAGGTTATTGATATTGGTATTGATTAAAAGATTCGTTTCGTTGCCGCCGTCGAAACCTTTCAGCCAGCTGCCGGATGAGCGCAGCTGCGCAGCGCTGTTGGAAAGATTCAGCTTTGTAATTTTCCAGAGCTGTCCTTTTGTTGACGGAGTGTTGCGTGCAACCAGTTCCAGCTTGCCTAAACGCATATTGCCGTAGGTTAAATCATCGATAACCGCATTGATTGCGGGCCAGCCGCCTTGAATTTGAACCGGCTTGGATTTTTCTGCGGCGTCTCTTGCAGAGCTCGGGATGAAGAGTTTGGAAATATGCGCGATGAGCTCGGGTTCCTTGCCGTTTTGAGCCTTCTTCCATTCCAGATTGGCATTCATCTGATTGCTGTTGATTGCGATCAGCAGAGAGTTCCCGACGGGTCGCCCTAAGAGCGAGAAGTTCGTTTGATTGAAATTGTCGATCAGCAGTTCGTCAATGTTAGCCTTGAGGAAGGCAATATCCGGCAGGACAACGGTTCCGGACGGTTTGGCATCCACTTTTAGATGATCAAAGACCGCCTGCCAGGCCTTCGCCGGAACCAGCGGCGCCTTCAAGGAGATCGCATAGCCGTGAGACGGCAATGTCGGCAGACTGCGGTTGCCGATGGCAGCACGTTTGATGTCATTATTCTGCAGGATAAATTCCGAACTCAGGAATCCCTCAATCATGATTCTGAGATCCGTGGCCTTGTTGTCTGTGACGATATTGAGGTCTAGAGGTGCAGACAAAGATGCCGGTTTTTCCATAGGAGGCGGCAGCTTGCTCTCCAAGCCGGAAAGCGAGCTTTTAACGTTCACCGTGACCTTTGGGCCGACGGTTACATTGACTGTAAAGGGCGTCTTGCCGCTCAGATATTTGTCTGCGGCTTTGGCAAGCATCGGAACCGGAATAACCTGCGGGAGTGCCTTAGCGGCGATGGTTCCGGAAGCAGAAACCTTAATATTGCCCTTATCGTCGGTGTCGAGCGTCGCTTTTACGGCATTGCCGAAACAATCGGCGGTAATGCCCGTGCTCGAAGCACCTTTGTCATTGAAGTTCACGACGCCGATGGCATGAGTCAAATCCGGAATCGAGAAATCATTGAACTTAACTGCATTATCTTTAAGCGTAAAAGCGCCGGAAACAGCAACTTCACCCGGACCGTCAAGGGGGATCTTCAGTTTGAGAGTCAGATCTCCGTGGCGGGTCCCCCCGACCGTGGCGGCGGGCCCCCCCGGGTTTTTTCTTTTTTTTTTTTTC